CTTTGATGCTAAATTAAAGGACAAAGTAATCACTTCTGCGGCACGAATAGCCGCTAGACAATCAACTCCAAAGCAAGAGGCAAAGAATATGGAACTATCCGTTAAACAAGAAGAAGACAGACTACGAATACACAACGCTCTGAAATACGGAATGAAGATGACAGAGCAACAATTCCTCTCAGAAGTACAAAAGAAGCTCCAGCACATGGTCGCAGACTCCCTAAACGATCTCCACGATTCCATAGAGCAAATACCACCTCAGAATAAAGCCTATGCCGTGGGTATGCTCTTCGATAAACTTATGACCATCTCCGGCAGACCCACAAACATCACCGCATCTGCCAATGTCAAACTAGGTTCCTCCGATATGTCCCCCGATCAGGTACGAGATATCCTCAAAAAAGGCGTAAAGAACCTACCCAAAGACGCATCCACAGAGAAAGTAATCGATATAGAAGACGCAGAAACCACAGAAACACATGAGGAAGTCGATTCTAGGCCCACAGATTAAAGCTCTCCGCCTACAGGGACTCTCATACAAAGACATACAAAATACCCTCAACTGCTCAATAGGCACAATCTCGTACCACCTCGGTAAAGGACAGAAGGAAAAAACTAAGCAAAGACGCAAGAATGTATCACGCCCAACATATCTCCATGTAAAACGGGTAAACTGCTTCCATAACAGAAAACCAAAAACCCAGCGTAAACTAAACCCCACCACTTCCTATACACACAGACAAATGTCCAAAGCAATTTCAGCGAAAGCATCTAAGTTCCAAAAGAATGCCGCATTCAATTACAAGGATGTACACGCAAAATATGGTGACCACTTTCAATGCGCCCTCACAGGACGACCACTCTCCTGGAATAAACCACAGGAATACGAGTACGACCACATACTCCCCATTGCCCGTGGAGGAACCGCATGCCTCGATAATCTGCAAATCGTATGCACAGACGCAAATCGTGCAAAGAATGACCTCACAGAAGAGGAGTTCCTCGATCTCTGCAAAGAAGTCGTCTTAAACGCGGGTTACAAGGTATGGAAGCCCTCAGGGTCGTACCACTCCAATAAACACCTCTAACAGGCTACACGAGGCTACGGAGATCGAGGATCGATCCGAATGTGCAACACAGAAGCACAGAAACACAGAAACAAAGAAACGCATTAGAATATAAACAACGCCTCCAACCACATCACGCTGGGGGAGCTTATGGCGAAAAAAGTTGTGGGGGGTGTGATGATAATACAGAAAAACGCGGACGCACGCACGCACCCCCGCCCCCCCGCCTGGACGCGAAGATTTAGACGCGCAATGGCGAGCAGTAGACTTTAAATCGTTTGTAAATCCGCTTAGATTAGGGCGTTCCTCGTCTCGATGGGGCGAAATCGCGTGGATTGGGGGCAGATTCGCGAGGGATACTAATAGAGAGGAACGCATCAACGCATCATGATATGTTGATATGTTTTGCGTGGACTAAAAAAAGCTAGGGTGGCGTAGAAATGCATCATATCGCGATCACCTCGCGATCAAGTTGCGATGGGTTTGCGATTGGCAACGCGGTTGCGGTTTGGTTGCGTTATTTTTCCCCTTATTCGCGGATTCGATTGCTCGCGGATTCCCTTGCTCGCGGATATGTTTTACCGCCAGTTTGCGTAATTCGGTGATCGTGAAACGATCCGCGTATCGCGTATAGGCTAGTGTTTATGCGATATTGAGGGCAAAGTGTATTTTGTGTTATTTTGTGTTTGCATTATGTCGCGCTTTGTAGTTTGGTAAGTGCAGGACCAATGATGGTTCAATACAAAGAAAGATTACAAATTATGAGTACAAACAACACCTACAATGGATGGAGCAACAGATCGACTTGGTTGATCAACCTATGGTACGAACCACAATACAAAAGCGATCTTGATTTGATCAAGGAAGAGCTAGAGGAGCGAGTCAGTTCGTTATCCAATAGCGATAATATATGCGACAAGATACTTGCAGACATGCTCAACCTACAGGAAATCGATTGGGATGAATTGAAGGAGCATGTCCAAGAAGAAGAGGAGGAGGTAGCATGATCGCATTCTTGCAACTACTCGCGATTTTTTGGGGTCCCTACTTGTTGGTTGGGGCGTGGATAGCAATCAAACAACTTATTGAAAGGAAATAGAGAAATGAGCATTGAGAAATTACAAAATGAATACACCGATTGGCTAGTCGAAAACTTACCTCGCGAATATGTAGAGAACCAAGATTGTAGCGCAGAAGCTATTCTCTTTGAGTCATTAGAGGGCGGACAACTTACCCTCAATGAAGATCAGAAGAAATGGCTAAATGATTTCTGCAAGCGTTGGGAAGGGGTGGAGAAATGAATTACGAATTAATAGAATTAACGATACATTTTGAGAACAAGGAGAGCGAATGCATGATTGTGTCGCTAGACTCAACGGCACATCAACTCGTCCGCGATTATGTGCAAGCTAATGGCTACAAACTAATCGAGAAACCTATCGAGAAGGAGAACGCATGAAGCACGCAAGCGACATCTTCCCGCAAGCATTGGCGGAGCTACTCGCGATAGGCGAGAAAGCACGCCAGCAACGAGAAACGCGGGCAAGGGATACAAGACAACGCGATACGAGAAACGGTGGCCGAGAATCGGCCCGCGTATCGCGTAAGCGCGTAAGGCAAATGACATTACAATTCAATACAAAATAGAAAGATAGAGATATGATATACAATGACGACTTAACCAAAGACGAGTTGCATAAAATGCTAGATGAAAGAGCGAATATTCAAGTCGCCAAAGCATGGGACAACTCAAACGAACCAACGCAATTCTTTTATGATTTCGCGGATTTACGGGTGGATGGTTTTCATCCGCAAAGTGATACCCTTAGAGACATTTTCGAGGATCGCATGAATACAATTTTAAAGGAGAACGCATAACATGGAAACAAAAGAAGAGAAACGCGCCACATTCACGCCAAGCGAGGAAGTCACGCACGAGGTTCACAAATTGCTTTTAGAGCATGATGTAGATTTGTCCGAGTATCATATCGGGATAGTATCGAGAATTATTGGAGGGAATCACGACAAACTCCGCGAGGTACTCGCCAAGGTAGAGGGGGGTGAAGGATGAGCGAGGAGAAATACAAATTCAACTTTGAATTTACCGTAGATAATCGATCTGAACTCCCTGATGGAGACCCTAAAGGAACTTGGCATATTACAGAATCCGATTTATTGAGCGATCAGTATATTGTGCAAAGAGCGATAGAGATGCAGTTCTCTAACGATATCAGAAAACCTGAGTATGAGGTAAGGTTATATCAAGAGAATGGCCGTGCATTGACTAGCGAATGCACGAGCGGACGCTTTGTAGCCTACCACGGAGGTGTACCAGGATGAGTAAACAAGACAACGACATGGTTCCGCGTCTCGCGCTAGGGCTGGCAATCTTCGTTGCCATGAAATGCGCGCCCAGGTTGATCGAGTGGTGGAATAAGAGAAAGGAGAAAACGATATGAGCGAAGAAGAAATTGTAAAAGTAGTTCAGAAAAACGCTAGGTACTATTCCGATATTGATAAACCATACTCGATTGGATGGAACGGCAAGCCGTTGTTTGCAGACTCACCAAGAAATTTAGTTAAGCAGATAATTGAGATTGAGAATAAGAGAAAGGAGGCTCAACCCCGTACCCCTCGTTAAAATCGTTTTGTTTTCGAGCGTGATAGTTTTATCATCTTAATCATCAAAATCAATCCTATGCCCCTTCTTGGAGACGAGAGGGGGCTTTTTGTGTACTTATGTAGTCTCACCAAGGCGACTGAGTCACTTTTTCATCGTTCAAGGTAGGAGAAACCGCGAGGGTGAATCGTCCAACGGATGGATGGAAGTCAAAGTTCGTTGCCATGCTTTCCCCGTTCCTGTTTTTCGCGACATTAAAATGGATCTCCCGCTTATCGTAGTCAGTCCCATCATCGGAACGAGATAGGAGAAACACGCAGTCAGCGTCTTGCTCGATGGACCCACTCTCGCGCAGATCAGAGATCACGGGTTTGCGGTTCTGTGTTTCCAAGGCTCGATTTAATTGGCTAAGTGCGAGAATAGGAACACCCAGCTCCATCGCGGTTTGCTTCAAGACGCGAGAAATGTAGCTCACCTCTTGCACCCTTGAGTCATGCCCAGGTGCGGAGAGGAGTTGCAAGTAGTCGATCACCGCAAGGCCTACCCTACCCTGTATCACCTCTTGGGCGAGAAAGGCGCGGAATGAATCCACCGTAGCCGAGCTATCATCCTTGAATGTGATGGGCCATGACTTCATGCGGTTCTTTGTGCCTTCCAACTTCTTGCGGTCCTCAAGAGAGAGGTCACCCTCTTTGCGCGGGCGGGCAACCCCACTATCGTGGGAGAGCAACCGCCCAGCACATTCCGCCGCACCCATCTCCAATGATGCATACGCTACCCTGAGTCCATGACGGGCAATCCCATATGCAAGTTGCACCGCAAACGCAGACTTCCCTACTCCAGGACGAGCCGCTAAGACATACAGCGCACCTGGGCGGAATCCACCTCCGAGAATCAGGTCCAGCTTATTGAATCCTGTACTCACCGCAGAGGAGTCACCCGCATCCACCCTGAGAAACTCCGAATAAGCTTCGTTCCCCGCAGTACCGCACTTGACTTGGCCTCTGCCCTTGGAGATGGATTTGGCAACGCGGGTAGTGAAACTACCAGCCACATCTTCCGCACTCTTACCTTCCTTGATCTCATCCTGGGCATAGAGAATGGCTTTCTCCACCGAGCGGAGGTTCCGGCTCTCGATCAGGTGATCGATGTATCGATCTATTGATCCGCCGCCATGCTTCTCCGCAATGGATACAGCCTCGGTAGCGATATCGGGCATATGGATAGCGACATCCACTTCATTGCATGGAGTATACTTTCCAACGAGGTCGAATATCTTTTGGTGTGTTGGATTTACGAAGTCCTCATCCGTGAGACGCTCAAGAGCGAGGGCGGCACATTGTCCGCTCTCATCTCTGAGACATCCAGCGAGGACTGCTTGTTCGGCAATATGGAAATCCATCCTAGATTACTTTCACTCCTTGATGAAGTTGTTTCCTCGCACCCTCGAACTTCGATGGTAGCCAACTGCGACATGCGTTCCGATAAGTTGCTATCCAATCAGCGTAAACCTTTCCTCCACCAATCGCCCAATCCATGAACGCGGCCACCGCTTTCGCGTGGTCGAGTCCATGCGCCTCGGATATCTCCCGTGGTGGGTCAAAGTCATCGGGTATTTGCTTTGCTCTTTTTTTCTTAGAATTAGATCGAGCTTTCTTTGAAAGCGATTCTTCCGAATTTTGCGAAGGCGGACTAATGTTAGGAGTAAAATTATTTAATTTTACGACTACTTCGCGTGTACGCGCGAGGGCGTTCCACAAATCCGCCGCAATATGGCCGCAAATTGCGGCAAACAGGGTTGCTTGGATTGTGGTCCCAAATGTATCACAATACTCGTCAAGTATTGACTTATACTCCTTGGGTATACGCACTCTGATCTCCTCTAATTTTGTATCTTTCTTCGCCATATTATTAGATTCCTCCCACTCCCAGCATGGCTGAAAAGATAGCTAATAAGAGCCAAATAAAGCACCCAACTGCGGTCACAAATAACCCAGCCAATAGTAATACTTCTATGAATCTCATTTTCCCATCCACCACAGATTAAGGACGCTTAGGTTTTGGAATAGAAGACTCTCTTTCCACCCTAAGTATCTTCATTTTTTTGTCTTTAATCCAATTATTCCAGCAAATAATCCCGGCCTTTATAATGTATCCTGACTCCATTACTAAACCCTCACTTAACCCCCTAATGAATGCATTTCTGAGTGCCAATGTAGGGCTTCCTTTCTGTAGGTTTATGCCATGAAATACTTGGTTAAAGAACTCATCTGCCTTGGAGTCTTTAGGGTCTGCAATATTGTGCGTACCTTCAACTCTTCTAAGCAAGTAATGAAGAACAACAATAGCACTCTTACGAACCTTAAGCATCTTGTGCAGTTTATTCATCACTAGCATTGAGTTCTTCAATCCAGGATACTTCTTAGCGTAATCCTCGATCTCGTAGTTAGGTATGGTAACCTTAGCTCCGCCGCCGTTGCCAATCAGATGCCAATCCATATCAATCTTTGCGATTAACCCCAAGCATGCGGCTAATTCATTTGTATTATTGTACCCAGCAATAGAAAGCACATCTGCGTTTCCGCGCTTTTTACCTTGGTCCAGCGTTCTGAATGCATACTTATTACCAACCTCTACCCATATCGCAGTAAGAGGAACCTTTGAGTCAATGACTGCTCTTAGCCTATGTTGGCCATCAATGAGTTGGCCGTCAGCGAATACTATAGATTCTCCGTTAAGCATCCATGCACCATCGCTCATCATTTGAGCATATCTTTTGACGGTAGCCTTGGATAAACTTCTGTTCTTAACTTGGCCCTGTAGTATTGACTCTGCTTCGTGAGGAAAGATTGTTCTCACGATTATATATAGGTTTAAGTTTGGGTCATACAGGTAGTTACTTGGTTCTTGTTGTTCGTTTACTAATGGTAGTATCATTTTTCTATCTCCTTTGTTGTTATTGGTTGATTAAGTGATGCCTCAGAATGAGTATCGCATCTGCTGTTTTGAGAGTTATTTTTGCGGATGGAAAAAACTGCTTGGCGTGATTAGCGAGTACCTTTTTTCGCCTGTCACCTGATAGTCCTTTTAATCCGCCTAGTCCTTTCTGCCACTCCTGTGGACGCACAAGTGTGAATGGGATCTCCGCCATACGCATCACGCCTTCCAGGAACCCGCAACTCTTGCCGAGCTTAAACCCGACAGAGCTTGGTATGTTTCTGCCCGCAAAGGGAGGCACTAGCTCGATAACCGCTTCTATCTCCGTGACATCGGGGTGATCCTTCAAGTCCTGGATATGCTCCACAAACTCGAAGTCCTCACCCAAGGTATGCAAGTTGATCGTATGTAATCCGTTCCAAGCAATCGCGTATCCTCCCGACTTGCCGGGATCAATTGCTATTGTCAGCTTCATCCCCACAATCCTCCTCGAAGGTTATCACCACATCAGGGTCCGCCACGCAGTCCAGGTTCTCACCTTTAAGATGAGCCACGATCTGCTGTAACAAGCTATGCATCATAAACATAACATGCTCTTTGTTGTCTTCCCCGCCTTTGCTCAATGCGTCTGCATTAAGACACAATATTTTTTCCATGTTTTCTATACTCATTTAAGCCGCCTCCTTTTGAGAT